CCTCGTTGCCCTCGGTGTACATGAAGTCCAGATCCAGCTTGGTCAGGTTGTTCTTCTTCAGCACGGAGTCGATCAGCTGGTTGGCCTTGGCGGGATCATAACCGCCGTTCGGTTCGTTGTGGTTAGTACAATAATGCGGAAGGCGGTGATAAGATGAACACACTCGGCATCCTGGAACGCCTGCTCCTGGAGGGTGAGATCACCGAAGAGGAATACAGGCAACGGAAAGAGGTCTATGTTGAGACGATCCTGGAGTTGTATGTCAAGGGGATCATCGACAAGGATCAGATGTATGAAAAACTGAATCAGTAACAAGAGGGCCGGGGATCACTCCCCGGTTCTTTTTCGGCTTAATTTTATTAAGAAAAACACTGGGAACTCCTTCCAAAAATGCATTGACTTTCTAACCCCTGGGTTATATAATATAGACAAGATAAGAGATCACCCCCGGACATCAAGAAAGGAAATTGAAACATGACCTTTGAAGAAAGAGTGGCAATCAATCAGCGGATTGATAACATGATCGGCACCCCGGACGATCTGAAGAAAGAAATCGAACACATGGACCTGACCGACCGGATCACAGCCCGTGATAAGTATCAGAAGATGCGGGAGAAGCTGTTCAAGATCGCTGAGAAGTACGGCGAAAAAGCACTGGTCGTGACGGTTATTCAGGAAGGCAACACATCAAAAGGCGTGACCGCAAACGGCAAAAAGTTCATCTGGTACGGAAACCACGGATACACCACAAGGTCTCGGTACTGCGGGTCCCTTTACATTGAAGGAGTAGGGATGGTTTTTACCAGTGGCACCATCGCAAAGACCTTCGATTACATTCTGAACAACTAAAATAAAACACAGGTGGGGGGGATTCCCCCCCCCCACCACCAGAAAGGAGAACATCATGAACCTGATCGACATCCAGAACGAAGTCATCCAGAAGTACCGGGTGGACATTTGTGACGGTAGCAAGTGCGAAAACGACTGGCGCAGAGTCCACGCCCATGTGAAGGAACGCCGGGTCTGTAAGTGGAAACAGACCGCCAGTATCAAGTCCACCTTCACCCTGTTCCATGAGATCGGTCACATCGAGACCACCACCAGCCGGATGCGTCGGTGCGAGAGTGAATACCACGCAACGGTCTGGGCCGTGGATCGGATGAAGGAGTACGGCATCGCCGACAGGATCACCGACCCGATCAAGAAACTCTACCAGGAGTACATCTGGAGAGAGCGGGACCGTGGTGTCCGGCGAGGCGGGTCCGGGTATCCGTCAAAAGAAAGACTCACGATCGAGTGGTGAAAGGAGAACACCATGAACGGGACGAAACTGATCGGCAAGCGGGTCGTGATCACGGACCGGGAGAGCATCTATTTCCGGGAATGGGGGATCATAGCCCACTTTGACGGGGAACTGTACCACATCAAGATCGCCAACGGCAATGACGGAACGCCGGCCTTTGACCGGGATCAGTTCAGAGTCAGAAGAGACCAACAGCAGAAAGGAGTGACACAATGACATCCGAAGCCCAAAAGAAAGCGGTCCGCAAGTACAAGGAAAAGGTCAAGAAACTGACCCTGGACTTCGGTCCGACTGAGATGGACCTACTGGATCACATCAACGCACAGCCGAAGAAACAGACCTACATCAAAGACCTGATCCGGGAAGACATGAAGAAGTCCGAGCAATAAAAAAGAAGGGGGAGCCAGACGGCTCCCCCTTTTCTTAAATCTTTTTGCAGTATTTAGATGAAATCCATCCGGCCCCGCTTTTGAGTTTCAGCCAGATTCCGTTCTGCTCCACGATGGTATAGCAGCCCTTGTCTTTGATGACACCGGCGATCCCGTACTTTGTGCCCGGTCCCTTGCGGATGTTAAGCCCCTCGGCAGTCACCTTGACCATGAAAGGGGTCTCAGAACCCTTCTGACCGTCTTCCTTTTCCGGGCATGTAGTTACACTCCCCTTGCTCATCGTGTCCCTCACATCGTCCCGGAAGCCGCTCAGGGACAGCCCGAACTTCTTCCAGAGATGATCCGGGTCTCCGTGGTTGGAGGCGATCCCCTTTGCGTGGCCCTCGGCATGGCTGGTGATGTCCTTCATCGGGTCCAGGCTGTATTCCTTGCAAAGGTAGGCGAACAGTTCCACGGCGGACTTGTAAGTTCTACTTACAACTTCACCCGTCTTCGTGGGATCGCTGTCTTTGAAGTTGGAGCCGCTTGTGTACTTGATCGTGGACGGTTCGCACATCTCGACACCGATCAGCGTATTGTTCCCGGACCCGCCGCAATGCCATCCACGGTGATTCCAGGGCAGGGTCTGAAAGACCTCCCCGGTGTTGCCGTCAATGATGGCATGGACGCAGGCGTTTGCCTCTTCCTTGTTCCAGTTATTGATGAACGCACTGGCCTTCGGCTGCGGGCAGCCGACAGAGTGGATCATCAGCCCTTTCACGGTGATTTTCTTTCCGGCTTTGTAGCATCTGCTTTTTGTCAGATAACTCTTTGTCAGTTTCAATGTCATTCATCCTCTCAGGGGTTATTTGCACTTCAGGATGTAGTACATCGGCGTACCGTCTGCGTCTGCCTCCAGCAGCTTGTAGTCTGCGCCGACAAGGCCCCGCTTCGGGTCCACTTTGACATCCTTGTCTGCATACTTTTCCGGGGAAAAGGCCGGGTCTACCACAAGGAACCTGTTGTTCTTTGCACGGGCAAGCAGCATGAAATGAAGCCCGCCCTCAGAGAAAATCTTCTCCGAGCCGAATACCTGGCCGATGACCTGTGCCCCGTCATACTTCAGGCTGAACATCGCCTGTTCGGAGAAACAGGTGGCCAGTTCCAGGTCCACCGGGTACTCCCGGCTGAGTTTCTGGAGCAGCGACATCACCACCACCCCGGTCTCGGTGGTACAGTATTTCTTTTTCGCAAAGGCATAGACCTCTTCCGGCGTGATCTCCACACCCAGATTGCGCATTGCCATTGCGATCGACATCACGGCGCTGCCGCCACAGTTGGGGTGATCCTCTGTACGGAAGATCACCCCAGAATAGGGTCCGCCATTTTCGTCATCAGACGCTCCAAGACGGCGGCCATCTCGGCCCGGGTCAGGGTCTCTTCCGGGCGGAAAGTTCCGTCTTCGTGGCCCATCAGCAGACCGGCTTCCGCCGCCTTTTTGATGGACTGTTCGGCCCAGTGGCCCTCAATATCGGGAAAACTCTTTACTTCGATAGGCATAAATCCCCACGCTTCCTCCAGTTCGTCAAAGTCACACCATGCGGTGCCGTCATCATCGGTCCACATGTTCTTCGTGCCCCAGCTATTCAGATAGTGGAGGCATCCTTTTCGGCCCTTCTTTTTGGCGCTGTCATCCCAGCCGATGCCAAGCACGGCATGACCGCCCCTCATAATCGGGCTGATGAACTTGTCCACCTGTCCGGCCATAAACAGCGGCAGCTTGTACTTGTACATGAACAGCTTGGCCTCTTCCAGAGTCTTCAGACGGATAAAGGCACCGATCCGCTTTGCCTGGCCCGTGATCTCCGGCCCCAGACTCCGGCGCTCCCGGTAGTCGTCTTCATTGTCCCCGGACAGGCGCTCCCAAACGGAGCGGTAGACATCGCCCTCTTTGAGCAGGATCAGGCAGGCGTCCCGCATAACCATGCCGGCAGAGCTGGAGGCATCGGCGAAGTAGATGTAACCAACACTCCGATCCAGGTGTTCCAGGCCCTCCAGATGGTCGATGCACTCCATATAGGCCGCCCCGGTCTGGGCGACACAGTTTCCCATGTTCCCCTGATCCTCACAGGGCGGATGCCACACCTCAAAAGAGGAAGGCAGGGGAATATCCCCCGCCACCTCCATCGCCATAGAAATCCCGTAGTCCCGTTCATCCGGGGGAGAAAATCTTACGGCATCAGCCATTGCTTTCACCCGTTTCGGACTGGCCCTCTTTCCGGGTAAAATAGTAGGTCATCACCGAACCGTAGCTGGAGCAGTACAGAGCCAGTACCTCTTTGGACGGCTCCACGCTGCCGAACAGCAGGGCCACAAGGCCGATGGTCATGACCAGGGTCACGATGCTCTTAACATCGATCAGCTTTGCGAGTCTTTCCTTCATGGTGCATACCTCCGTTTCAGGGCGCTTCGTGATAGCTTTTGAGTTTGCTGACATCCTTCTGAATGCTCTTGATCTGTTCCTCGACCACCGGCATCCGTTCCGCAAAGTGGTTATGCGCCCGGACTTCACGGGTCAGCTCTTCGATCTTCGTGTCGGTGACGGCCTGGTTGCGCTGCAAATTGTAGGCCATCTTGTCATTGGCGGATTTGTTGGTAAGGATCACGGCCAGGATCGAACCTGCTGCCGTGATCAATGCGATCACGATCTCATTCACGACCGCCCACCTCAATACGCCTTGCCGGTGATTTCGGTGTACTGTTCCTTGGTGATGATGCCCTTTCTCACAGCCATTTTGACCATGCTGGCAGACCACAGACCACGGTCGTAGTTTCTCTTGATAGTCTCAAAGTTCATGGTACATCCTCCTTAGGCGTTAGTCTCAGTGGACTCGGTAGTGGTTTCCTCGGTGCTGGTTTCCTCGGTAGTTTCTTCTTCATCGGGCAGACTGGACATGACCTGATACTCCAGAGCCGCCGCAATGCGTTCCTCGGCAGAGGGAGTGTCATCCACCACAGGGGTGTTCATCTCGTCCTCAAAGGCTTCGATGACCTCCAGCTTTTCCTCCGCAGTCTCGCAAGCGGAGAAGTCTGCGCCCTGCGCTTCGTACATCTGCACCATCTGGCCCAGCGTGCCGAAAAAGCCGCCGTTGATTTCACCAGCAGAGCAGATGACCGTGATGGACTCGATACCCGCCACCGGGTAACGCTGAATCCACTGCTCGGCGGTCAGTACCTCACCGATGGGAGTGATGATGGGGGACTGCTTGTCCCAAATAGCGTATCTTTTCATTTTGTTTTCCTCCTTTTATTTAGACGATTGTGTAGGCATCAACCTCAGTATTGTACGAGCTACCACCAGCGAACAAAGCGTAATTTCCAACAGAGGTAGCCGCTAAGTCACCTCTTTTTACGCTTAGAGCCGTCTGTGTTGTACGAGTAAGGGAATCATCATACGAACACGCTACGGTTACATAAGTGCCAGAGGAATAGGCAAATCCACCCGCAACAATTACCTTTCCTTCAAGGGAAGTCACCGCATGGCGGCAAGTAGCTCCTGCCAACGCTGTCGCTGTGCTTCTGGTCAACGATTTATTGTAGGCATCTACTCTTGTTGTTGCGGAACTGGAAAGACCAGTAGCACCACCAACAAACAATGCGTAGCTGTCAGTGGACGCCCCTTCGACATAGTATCTTGCTTGACTAAGGTTCGTTCGTGTGGTTCTTGTAAGGGACGAGTCATAAGCGTCAACCCGGTTCGATGTGGTAGAATCAGAGCCGTAAATGCCGCCAGCGAACAGTGCATACCCGCCGATAGATACCCCGGCGTGATCATCACGAGCCAGAGACAAACTCGTTGCTTCCGAACTAGTCAGGCTTTTGCTGACCGCCAAAACCTTGGAGGTATACCATCCCTCGCCGTCATCGGCATCGTAATCCCATCCTCCCGCAAAAACGGCGTAATCCCCCGCCACAGCCCCGGCCGCACCACCGATATACCACCCGTAGTTCAAATAATGGCGAGTTAAGGTCTTGTCGTAGATGTTGATGTCGGCGTTATAGCCATAGGAAAACACGGCGTATTCTCCAAACGATACCCCGGCACGCTGTGTACCGAGACTTCCTGTGTTGGTAGGCGTAGACCGAACAAGAGAACTGCTGTAAGCGTCTACTCTATTCGTTCTTCCATAATCATTGTCTACATTGCCCCCAGCAAACAAAGCGTATGCCCCGTTGCTTGCGCCAGCCAGATAATATCTGCCCACACTCAGCCCTGTCACCGTCCCATAATACGCCAGCTCGCCCCCGCTCCAGCACGGTCTTGCCACGCCGCTTGCGTCAAACCGATAGCCTTTCTTGATCTTCCGGGCTACGCCGGTGGAGTCGTAGAAGTAGCCCTTCTTCAGCTTTCGGGCTACGCCGCTTGTGTCATAGTAATATCCACCTTTTGCCATAGGCGATCACCTCCTTTAGGTCTCATAGACGAAGTAGAAAGTATTCGGTGTTCCGGTAGAAGTGCCTGCGGTCATGTCGGTAGTGCCTGCGGTGATGAGGTCGGTGGTTGCAATTTCCTTCCAACCGTTCCACACAGTCCTGTTCTTCGTTCTCATATAGATTTTGCTTGTGCTGGAAGTCCAGGGGGAGAAGATTTGGACCAGGTTGTTCTCGAGGCCATGGACATTGAAAACCGTAACCACGCCGTAGTTGTCGGTCAGTCCGCTGGGCACATTTGTTGCGCCGCTGGGGCAGTTATAAACGCCGGGCTGGGTCCAGTTGTTCAGGTCATTATCCCCGAATACGGGAGCGCCGTAGACATTGTCGGCTCTCATGAAGCCCAATTCTGTAGCGTCATGGTCGTGGTCGCTCGCCGCCGCTCCGATGTTTGCGGGGGTGATACCGAGAGCGGTTCTTGCCGCTTCCGCAGTCGTAGCGCCCGTACCACCGTTGCCAATCGGCAGAGTACCGGTCACACCAGGACGGGGGCTTGCGGCAAACACAGAAGCCGCCGAGGTGCTTCCCAGGTTGGTCAGCATGGACGGGTTGGCGGTCACGCCAGTACCACCACGGGCCACGGCCAGAGTGCCGGAGGTGATGTCTCCAGCAGCGTGTTTGTGGCTGGAAGCCGCAGCTCCCACCTGTGCAGCGGTCACGCCATGGGGGTTGCTCTTGTTCCCGATATGGGAGATAAGGTCGGTGATGGCCTTCATAATCTTGCCAAAAGACACGGACAGCTTTTCGCCGCTGGTCAGATTGGCAAGAGTGGAAGCCTGAGTATAGGTCGGAGTCTGATCGTTCGTTGCAACATTCGGGACATTGCCAAGACCTACCTGAGCCTTTGTTACGCTATGCGGATTGTCCGTGTTTGCGGTATGCGTATTCAGATTGGTCTGGGCATCCGTACCAGCTTTCTTTGCATCTGCGATTGCCGCAGCCTGTGCAGTCGATACAGGCTTGGCGCTGTCAGCCGTGTTGTCCACATTACCAAGCCCCACCTGAGCTTTCGTTACGCCGTGGGGATTGCTCGTGCTGTCAGCGTGGCCGGACAGCTTAGTTCTGATTTCAGACAAACACTCGCCTACACTGTGCCAAAACCAGTTGAAATACGCCGCAGGGGGTCTGTAACCAGCCTGAAATCCACTCTCCTTCAAAGAGGCAGGGGGTTCCGAACCTTCTGCGTTCCATTCGGGGATGTTCTTCTCGAAATCCATAAAATATACCTCCTTTTAATTAGGCAATTCAGCGTCATCCGTTGCCAGATAGCCAAAATAGCCGCCAATAGTTTGCTCGACATTGCCGAAGCCAGCGTTATCGTCCTGATCGCTGTCACTTGCCGAGAACTCGAATGTGCCGCTCAACTCCAAAGGAGCAAGGCGAACGCCACTCGGCAACATGGTTGAGATAATCTCGTACATCTGCGCCACGGTAATTCCGATGTTTTGGAGAACTGCATACGGAAGATTCTTGACTTCTACCTCGCACGGATTCTCCGTATCATAAAGGCCGAACTCAGACGCATCAACCCTAAAGACAACCGCAAGGGCTTCAATGATGCTGTTTGCATCGCCGCCCACCAGACAGCGTGTAGCTCTTTGCAGGATGATGTAACGGTACTGTTCATCGGTCATGGAGCCACGGGCCTGACGGTAAATAGAGCCGTACAGGTCAAGCGTTTTGCCCGTTGCCGAGTAAATATCCAAAGTGGCATCCACGGCCTTCATATCGCCTCTAAAGCCCTCTACAAGCGACTGCTCCAAGCTGAGCAATTTGTAGTTATTGCTATCAGAGTGTTTCTTGTAGGCATCCGGCAGGGCATTGATATAATCAGCTATCTTCATAGCTTGTCACCTCGATTGTGACATTGGCTTCATCCAGTCTTGCAACCTGATTCGTGCCAATAATCACATTGGCGGCATTGTAAGTGGAGCCGTCCGTGGAAATGGTCAGGCTCGTAACATCCCGGACGCCGGCCACGCCGTAGATGTATTTGTACAGGCTTGTGAAGATCACATCCTCGCCGTTGGACAGGCTGTTGATATACCCGGCCAGGGCGCTTCTGATCTGAGCCACACCGTCCAGTTCAAAGTCGTTGTCCCGCTGGACGATGACCTTGATATGCAGATCAAGTTCGGCCACACGGGAGAACTTGACGATCTGTTCATTGCCGGACACATCCAGCACGGTCTGACTGACCGATCCGTAGGTGGCGATGCCGGCGGGCTTTTTGCTGAAGATCGCCTCGGCCACTTCCTGATTCAGACTTTCCGGGGCAAAAACAAAGACCTCGAAACTGTGGGCCGGTCTTCCATCAGAATCCGCTTCATCGCCGGTATTCTCCACAACGGAGCAGCTGTCCACGCCGTTGACCCGCATGACCGCGCCACGGATGGAGGCCACGGTGGCGGAGCCGGAGCCTTCGATGGCGATGTCAAACCGCTTGCGCAGCTCCACATCGCTTTCGGTGTCTTCCCCGATGGTCTCAATGCTGACATGGGCGATGCTCTCCACATTGGCATCCGGGTTGACGATCTCCGTGATCTCACCCAGGGACACATTTCCCACGGTCCCCGGTTCCGTACACTGTACGATGCCCTCACCGCTGCCCTCAGAATCCAGCGTGACCGGGTTCACAAGGTAGAACTCTTCCTCCCCGGAAGTTCCCACCAGAAAGCCGACAGGCACCTCATAGCCCACCGTTCCCTTGAACTGGATCACATGCTCTGCCCGGGTGGCGGGATTTCTGGTGATGCCCGCAAAGGGAAGCAGACGGTCCAGGTTGTGCCCGGTCGCCGTGTGGGGGAATCGGGCATAATAGATGACCTCCTGGGCTTCATAGGCATCGGCAAGGTCCTGCACAGCAAGGCGGATAAACTTGCCCAGAGGGGACGCATTGGATGTATCGATGTCCTCACCGAAAAGCTCCTGCGCCTGGGCGATGCGCTGGGCCAGAAGTTCATCGTATGTGGGCCGCAAATAGCCCTGTTCATTAACCGGCATAGGTGTACCCCCCTTCTATCGCTTCGCCGTCCCCATTGACCGCCTTGAAGCGGATCGTGGCATTTCTGCCGTCCATCTCCCGGCTGTACTCCGTGACAGCAAAGGTCTCATCTACTTTTTTGACCAGGGCATCTTCGATGGAAGCCCTGATCTCATCGTCATCGGGGTTTTTGCAGAGGATGACCGGGAAGTCGATGCCCTCTTCGGCATCAAACTCCCACTCCCCCTTATTGGTCCCGATGACCAGCTCTGCTTTCTGCCGCAGCAGCTCAGAGCCTTGTGTCATTTCTATCGTTTTATTGACCACGACATCCCCGTCATGGACGCAAAAACTTTTCATGTTCTCAACCTCCGATCACCCCGACCACGATAGCATCCTTGATGGAGTGATGCCCCACGGGTGGGGTAGTGGACTGTCCGTTGACGGAAGAGCTGATATCCCGCTCTGCACAGACGCAGAACACGATGTCCCCGGCCCGGATCGGGCTGACTGTCAGATGACCGTCCGTGTCAACGGAATAGTGCCGGACATGACTCAGTACCGGGACTCTGGTGATCACGGCCTGTTGCTTTGCGGTCTTGCCGTAGGCTTTGATCTTGTCCAGGGGCTGCACCGTACAAAGGCTTCCGCTCTGGACACTGATGACCTTCCCGATAAAGGCGGTATGCAGGTTCAGCAGCTTTTCTTCCATCATGTTGTCAAACACTTCGCTCATTCCCATACGCTCACCCCTTATCCGATCGCCGTGATCTCTGTGTAAAAGTCAGACTCCGTACAGACATGCTTGCCGGACTTGACCCGGTAGCTGCCGGAGAAGTCCCGGCTCTTCAGGCCGATGACACTGGCCGTTGTGACCCGGTGTTCCAGCAACATCTTGAAGGTCACGCCCTTCTCCGTGGAGCCGCTGTCGGTTTCCTCAAACTCTTCCGGGCTTCCGATCAGGCCGGTATTCTCATTGACGGTGAAGTTCAGATTGTCCCCGTCCGTAAGGGAGCAGACATAGACCTTGCGCTTGTTGATGTAGACCGACACACCACAGACTTCCGCATATTCCTTGATGGCACTCACCAGACTGCCGGACACCGTGACCGCTTCGGTATAGGTATGATCCTTTTTTGTCTTGAAGACGGCCAGAGGAAGATTCAATTCACTCACAAGCCGCTTCAGAATGGCGCTCGCCTTAGAATTGGCACGGAAGGAAATGCTCTCAATGTCCCGGTCCTTCAGGTTTTGGTCATCGATGGCCGTGATGGTGGTCACTTTGTCCTGTCCGCTCCAGCGGGTCTTGACTTTGGAGATGACTCCCGCAAAGATGACGCCGGTGTCCTTACCATAGCCCGCCGTGATGGAGATTTCTCCGTCCACCTTGAACTGTGCGATGGTCTTTTTGGACAGGTTGTAGATTTTGATCTCAGCCTCATTGGCCTCGGTGTCATCATCAAAGGGAACATCAAACTCCAGGTCCAGGTCATTTGTGACTGTGACAAGGCCGGCCGTGATTTTGACCACCCGACCGAATTGACCGCTGGGCTTTGAGCCGGAGGATGCAAGGGTGGTCTCCCACCCCTGCATCGCTTTCATCATCGAAGATACCCGGTCATTTTTTACGCTCTCATAGACGGATTCCGATACCTTAGACATTGGCATCCCCCTCATCGTCTATCGTCAGGAACACCGACTCACCCATATTCTCAAAGGTGATCGCTTTCTCCGTAGGGCCGTAGGGAACCAGGGTGATCGCCGGGAACTGTCCCGGCTGATAGATGTCCTGGAACAGCGGCACGCCCAAAATGAGCGGTTCCGTACAGATCAGAGCGTCATCCTTATACAGAGACACGGTGAACAGGTCCGCCGTTTTGTTGTAACCGATGTACAGCTCAAACCACTCATCGGACAGGAGGATATTGAACTGATAGGGCACAAGGTCTTTGTTGATTTCAATACGATCTCTCACTCTGACCACCTCCCATTAGTGTTCCTCATCCGATGCTCTGCCGCCGCCCACCGTAACGGTGACGGTACGCTTGCCGACCTTGATGTTCTTTCCGATCTGCAAGGTCCTGAAGTCGCCCCTTCTGCTGAAAGCAGAGGGATTCCAGCTCATGACCTGATTGCAGGTCGCTCCGTACTTCTTATAGGGGGCTTTCGGCGCTGCCACAAGCGCCCAGACGGTATCGCCCTTTTTGACCTTGTGATAGACCCATACAGTCGTGCTTTTCTTTGTGACCTGCTGTGTACCGGCCTTTTTGGTGTCATTCTTTGTCTTTTTGTAGGAAGTGGATGCCGTTCTGACCTCTTTCAGGGTCATCGTAAAGGAGCAGCCGCCCCAGATGTCCACCGTGTGCCCGGTGGAAAACTCCACGATCAGGCAATTCGACAAAGAGGTACGCCCCACATACTTGCAGAGCGTACCCCCCTGGTGCATGCTTTTGATCTTGGAAAGGACATTTGCAGCGTTTTTTCCCACGATCTCACCCGTGATGGAGAGGGTCATGCCCTTTCGCTTGACATGATCCGTGATCTCCACGCCTTTTTCCACGGCATGCTCTGTGACTTCCACGCCATAGCCCATATCCTCAGACTCGACAAAGATGTACAATCCATTGATTTTCGCCATGTTTTACACCTCCGTCACTCTGGGATTCGTCCGGGCCATGCTGTCAAAGACATCCTCCATTGCTTCCTTGACCCATTTCTTAACGGTGCGCTCCGTAGTTCTGTCCACGGTGCCGCTCAGATTCAGGGTGAAGGACGGGGCATAATTGTTGCTGGTGCTGGAGGAACTGGACACGGGAACAGACCCGGCCGGGCTGTACGCCGGGAGTCGGACCGTACCGATGCCGTCCGCATAACCGACACCACGATATGCCTTTGCAAGGGAGCCGTACCGGGCCACCGCATAGCGCACAGAGGCCAGGATATTGCTCAAAGGATCATAGATATTGCCGTTGAACCCCTTCCGTGCATAGGCTTTGAAAGTGGGATCGATGACCTGCATCAGGCCCTTAGACGGCGTACCCTTCTTTGCGTTACTGTCCCATTTGTTGATCGCTTTTGGATTGCCCCCGGACTCGGTCTGCATCTGGTACAGGGTCCGCTTGACATTGGCGGCGGTGTGCTGACCCTCCATTTTCAGAGCCTGCACAACGGTGGACCGCCACTGCTCTACACCCTTCGAGGGTTCATAGGACCCCAGGCTCTTCCCGGAATTGCCGAACAGTCCCTTGATCCAGGTGGAGAGGGAGCCTTTCGCCTTATTGATGAGAGCCTTGCCCACATCCAGGGCGTATCCGCTCATCCCCTTGAAGCTGACAAACTTCTCGACCACCTTGCTCGCAAGACCCTTGACATTGTCAAAGAAGTCCCAGATGTCCCAGTCGCCGATACCACCGGCATAGTTGAAGGTCGGATGGCTCTTGCCCATGACCTGAGCAGTCCGTTCCGCACTCAGCACCTTCATGCCCTGGGGAGCATTGGGGAGCAGAACATTCCGGCCCCTGGGAATAAAGGTCTTTCCGTTGGGCATCTGTACCAGTTCGGCTCCCCGTCCATCGTTGACGATGGCGTTGCCGCCGGGATGTCCGTCCGTGCCTCTTGCGTAGGGTTCCCAGTGAGAGAACTTTTTGCCGGACCCGACTTTCTCCAGGACCCAGTTGGCACCATCGATCAGCTTGTTCACCGGGGTAGCGACATTCTTCACGGTCTGCTTCCAGATGTCAGCAAACCAGGTTTTGATTCCCCCCCAGGCGGACTTGATCTTGTCGATCGCCAACTGGAACGCACTGTAGATTTTTTTGACCACTTTCTGGACGGGAGCGGGCAGTTTGTCCCACAAGTCCATAAAGAAGTTTTTGACCGGGGTAACGATGTTGGACTTGAACCAGTCCTTCACGCCGCCCCAGGCACTCTTGATTTTCTCCCAACACTTGACCGCTGCCGCTTTCACCTTGTCCCAATGACGGACAAGGACCACGATGACGGCGACCAGAGCACCGATACCCAGGACGATCCAGGTGATCGGACAGGCAAGCAGGCCGGAATTGACCAACCACTGGACGGCACTCCAGACTTTCATTGCAGCGGAGATGGCCTTGACTACACCGACCACCGCACCGATGCCGGCAGCCAGAGGAATCACGACCTCAAGGATCGTATTAAAGTGTTTGTTGATGAAACCGAAGGCTTTGGACACACCGTCCGCAATGGTCTTGACGGTCTTCAGGAACCCGGCGCTGGTCACAAAGTCGGTGATCTTGGATGCCGCAAGCCCGATGAACGTGCCGATTTTCCCGGCAACATTCTTGATGGACTCAAAGATGCCCTTGATCATCCCCATCTTTTCCTTGTTGGAAGTGATGGCCTTGATCTTGTCGGCAATCCCATGGAGAACATTCCCGACCGGGCCGAGCATCGGGGCGATCTTTGCGATGTCCCCAAACTGGAACCCGTCTTTGAAAACCTCAGACAGCTTTGCATTCAGCTCGGTGCCAAAGGTGTTGACCTTGCTCAGGACATTTTCAAATCCGCCGATGAATACACCGCCGATGGTGGTGCCGATCTGCTTCAACTGTTCTTTCGCCATGCGGAGCTGATTGGCAAATCCGCCGCCGGTCCGCTGGAAGTCACCCTGGGCATTGGAGGTCTTTTTCATAACATACTGATAACGCAGCATGACCTTTTCGGACTCGCTCAGTTTGTCATAGACCTTGCCCTGATCCTTTGCGAACTTTTCAAGGTTGGTCTGGGTCATAACAACGCCCAGTCGCTTCAGGGACTCCGTTTCGCCCGTGAAGATGCCGTTCAGAGCGGTATTGACCTCATCCAGCTCCATATTCTTGAAAGAGGCAAGGTCGGCCGCTCTCTGGGTAAGTTCCTGAGACAGTTTCATCGCAGAGTTTTGAGTAAGGCCCATGCTTGTACCCATGTCGCCGTAGCCGGCGGCCATATCAAGGGCGGTCTGCTGCGCCATACCCATATTCTTGATAGAAGACTGCGACCATTTCTGCATCGCAGAAAGATTGTCTTTACCAAAAGAGACCTCGACCTTGTTCATGGTCTCACTCAGGTCGGAGGCCATACCGGCCAACTTGAACGCACCGACACCGCTTGCGGCAGCGACCATACTCAGGGCCTTTACCGCCTTTTTGGCGGCAGTTACGATGCCAGTCCCCAGTTTCCGTGCAATGTTTCCGAGAGAAGCGGAAAGCTGGGTGAACTTGCTCTTGTCGATCCTTTTGACCGTAGAGAGGAACTGCTTGCCCTTTGCGGTGCTGTTCTGGAACCCGGTCTTCACATTGGTCTTCAGGTTCCGGCCAAAGTTTTTGATGCTGCTGCCGGCCGACCTGATTTTCGTACCAATGTTTTTGATGCCGTTCACGGTCTCAGAGAAACCGATCTTTGCGATGTTCTTCAGGGTGTTTTTGAACCCCTCAGCACCACGCTTTCCCCCGGTAAGGGTATTGACCACTCCCTTTGTAGTTGCCACCAGGGAGGTCAATTTTTGCTTTGATAGTGCTTTGAAATGCTGGACATTCTGCCGTGCGGCCGTTTTCAGCCGTTCGAGCTGCATCCGCATTCTTTCAAGCACATTGGAGGGTTTCAGCGCCTCCACCATTGCCTTGAACTGAGCCTTCACATTCGCAGCGGCGGCCTTCAGCTTCAGAATGTTCGCCTTTGCCGCAGCCACGGTCGCCTTCAGCCTTGCAATGGCGGCGTCCGCCTGTTTGATGTCATCCCGCATGCGTTTGATGACCCTGGAGCTTTCCGATGTCGCTGCGGTGATCTGTTTGTTGGATTTCTGCACGCTCTTTGCAAACTGCGTGAACTTGTTCCCAACATTCGTGACCGCCTTGCCAACGGAAGACCTCAGAGTATTCGACTCAGATGCAATTTTCTTCAGGGGGGATTCCTGTACATCCCAAACTACCTGAATTACATCTTGCCGGATGACCTGTTTGTCTGCCACATCTTCACCCCCTTACTTTTGATTCAGATGTTTGCGCATTTCTGCTTCGTAAATGTCGAGGGCAATATTGGCTTCTTCGATCTGCTCCGGCGTCATCTGATTAAACACAGTGTTATAGTCAAAATGACAGTCGGAGAAGATCAGCCGCCAGCAGGCCCAGTTTTCCTGGACCCGTTTACTTAGTCTTGCTTTCGTCCTCTTCCGGGCGAAAGTCGCCGTTCATAACCTCATTGCCCCAACGCACGACCTCAGTCAGATCGTTCATGTTGCGGAAATCGTCAGGGGTCAGGCCCTTGGGGTCCACGATGACATTCTTCAGAATGTAGTCAGCCATCTTTTTGGTGCTGACATTGGCGGAATCATCGATATAGAAACTGTCCTGGGCTTCCAGGGCAGCGGAAATGCCGTTGAACTGGGCGGTGTACTTCACGCCGTTGATCTCTTTTTCTACGGTGTAGAACTTCTTGTTAGCCATTATTGCATCCTCCTAAAAGTAGATAGGGGAGCGGTTTCCCGCTCCCCTATATTGGTTTGTTTCGCCTGTTTATCAGGCGTTTTCGACAACGCCGTCAAACACGGCGATCTCATAGGCACGGTCTTCCAGACTCTTGCCGTAGGTGATGGGAGCGGACTTCTTAATGCGGGCCTTGGTGCCGCCGAAACGCTCACCGATGGACTTGTTCACGCCCCAGATGGGGAAGACGGTGCCCTTCTTGGCATAGTCTCTCAGCATGCTGTTCTGAGGGCTGGAAGCCTGGACAGTCAGGGTCATGGTGGCCCGCTTGTCATTGGACTCATTGACCACGACATCGCCCTGAGCGCCGGTGACGGCCTCGAACTGATCCTCATCGAACTCGAAAGAGATCATTTCCTCACCCAGACCAGTGATAAACACACCGTTGACGGTGATGGTGGTATCATTCGGATTGTAGTTATACATTCGTTATCCCTCCTTATCAGGCCTTGATCTGGCCCTTGATCTTGGCAGTGTGGATGGCACCGGCCAGAGCGAACTCGAACTTGCCCTCGGCATAATGACGGGCGGAGATGTCGGCGGCGGCGCACTCGGCACGGGAGCCGAAGGACACAGAGTAGTCGTAGCTGCCATCCTCATTCTGAGCGATCATGCCGTTGTTTGCGGCATCCATCAGGACAGACACCACGACAGCCTCCAGGGAAGCAATGCCACGATTGTCGTAGGGCAGCTTCTTGACCCGGTTCATCAGGTCCTGACCCTGATACTCGATCTGCTCGATGATATAGTCCTGGCAGTCCACGATATCAATGTACTCGCCGGACATCACAAAGCCCTCAGAGGTGACAACGGCACCGGCCTTGCGCAGGATGGTGATACCGTTCGCCTTGTGCAGAGTATCCACCTGAGCATCGGTGTACTCCTGAGCGGTGACACCCTTCAGGACGATGTTCTTATAGGTGAAGCTGCCCACATCCAGACCGGCAGTAGCACCCACCACAGCGGCTTCGGGATTGGCGACATCGGTGGACTCATAAGCCACCAGAACAGTACGCTCATTGCCCTTGACAGCTTCCAGAACAGAGGTATCAGAAATGCCCACATGGGCGAAGTACATCTTGGGCTTACCGCAGGACTCAATGTAGTCGGAAACGGTCTCGACATTGGCATCCCCGACAACGATGAGCTGTCTCCAGCTTTCACCCAGAACAGCGGCCAGAGCAGTGGTGACTTCCTCAGCGGCGGCACAGACGGCAACCTTGGCGGGAGCATCTGCCTGCATGAAGACCAGCTCGGCTGCCTTATAGACCTCAGAGGTCTCGGCAAAGCCGGCGGTCACGACCTCTTCCAGGGACGAGACCTCGCAGTAGGGTACTGCGACATCCTGAGCGCCGGCAAAGATCAGAGGCAGGCCAAAACCGACACGGGTAGAAGCCTTGGCGAGCTCGATAATGACTTTCACATCATTCACAGTTTATTCCTCCTTAATTTTGAATGTTTCGATCACATCCCGTTCGGGAGTGATAACAGAAAGCAGACCGAATGTGACATCCAGCCCGTTTCTGTATTCGTATTGCATGGACAACAGGTTGTCCCTTGTGGTAATGTCCCGGACCTGCCGGACGGTGATCCCGTTGTCGGCAAGGTGTGTGACCCCGGCGGCGGAGAAGTAATCGTACATCTGCATCGCCAGAGTCATCGCTTCGTCCTGATCATCGGACTGAGCGGTGAAACTCCAGGTCTGCCGTGTGGTACGGTACAGAACTCCGTCCTCCCCCTCAGAGTAGGTTCCGTAGGGAGCGGATGCCGGGGTGGTCACGGTATAGGACACATAGGGATAAGGCGGTACTTTTGCGATCTGATTCATCCGCACCACTTCACAGGGCCGGAAGACCGTGGACATATA